GCGCGATGAGTGCAGAGCGGCTTTTCAGCAGGATGCTGTTAAGCCGGTAGGGGCTGGCTTGCATGTCGAGGCCGACAGACTCCCCACCGGCTGCAAACCGTGCCTGAAATATGTCGATCCCGATGCCTAGCGTCGCTTCCTTAAGCGCTGCAGGCTCAGCAGTAAGCGCCGCCGCCGTAATGACCGAGCTCACTACGGCGACGGCTGCCGCTGCCACCTGATCGAACGGGTCCGCCGCATAGGTCAAATCCAATGCGGTGGCCAGTTGCGTCCCGGTGAGCAGCGCCATGGCTTACGGCTCGACGACTCGGATGATGCCTGCGGGGAGGTAGGCAGCTGTGACGCCGTATCCATAAATGGCTAGGTCGCGACCAATTTGGCTGACATTTTCTGCTTGGGCTAGCCGGGGCCCGTCCTCGATCCAACGGGCGGCTTCGCCGTTAACGACGATTGCGTGCCGTGCCGCATTGCCGTCGAGCCACTTGGCGCGAACGACTCGAAGGCCGGAAACGTTGACCTGCAGCGTGCTGGCTGTCGCGACGCCGCTGACGTTCTGGACGCCGTAGGGCGCTGGGAAGAATGACTCCCAGCCGCCGATAGCGGTCATGAGTGCGGTCGATGCGTACACGATGGTTGCGGGAACTCCAGTTGCGTCTTCACACTTCATTGACGCCTCGAACACCGTCGCCCGGAATACCGCGCCCTTCGTGTCGCCGGAAAGGTCGTAGGTCTCGGTGCCGGTGCCGAGCTGCCACATGTCGTCCGTGAACTTCCGGTCTGTAACGGTCGAGTATGACGCCGCCATGATGCGGTTGTGTGCGTCGAGGTAGGACGGCTGTGACCGCTGTAGCAGCTGGTAGCTGATATCCGAACCGGCTGCGTAGGTCCCGAGGCTTGCGGTGCCCTTTTTGATGTCAATACGGACGCTATTAACTTCGTCCTTTTCGTTGGCCTGCGCCTCAACGATCGTGGTGAGGTTGCCGTCGAAGTAGGGCCAGTTGATGTCGAGGCCGATGGTGCCGGCTGACTGTGGGCCGCCGACGCCGGTGATGACGGGGCGCCCGAGGTCGATGATGCCTCGGACCTGCTGCAGCCAGATAGGCGGCATGACGCCGGGGTTGTTGTCGGTTACTTGATCGACAAGCGCCCGCGACTCGAAACCGTCGAGGACGGCCTTGCTGTATTCGCCGAAGCTGCGGAACTGGGCGAGCGGGTGAACGGGCTCGGCGACGTGGGCGACGGACTGGACCTCGCGGCGCAGCTCGTCGATTGCTTCGCGTGCCTGAATGTCTGCGACGACCGCCGGGGCGGCGTCCTCGACGGTTTCGACTGACATTACTTCTCCTTCTCTGATTGAACCGACGCCTGCCGATGTGTAGGCAGGCTGGTGGGTAAGACTCACCTCAGCTAGTGCGGCTTTGGTGTAGACGATCGCGTTCTTTCCTTTGGTTCTGGTCGACTCGAGCGGGGCGAAGCCGACGGACAGGCCTCGGCTCGATCCCGTTCGCATGAGCGTCGCTGCGTCGCGTCCTAGGGATGTGTTGACGACGTCAAAGTCGATGTAGAGCCCGTCGGGTTCGTTGCTGGCTGCAGTGATGACGCCTATCGGCTCGTTGTGCCTGTAGGCGAGAGGCTTGCCGACGACTGCGGTCGTGTCGAATGCGCCGGGCGCGAATGACTCCCGCATTCCGTCGTATTCGATCTCGACGCCGTATGGGACGGCCATGCCGTAGCCGGTGCCGATGATGTCGCCGCCGTCGTCTGCTCGAGTGTGCAGCAGCAGCGTGCTTTGCGTGGTGACCGTTCTCATCTATCCGCCCATCTGTACGAGGCTCGTCGGGGTCAGGCCGAGTGTGTTCAGGTCAATAACCGTTCGCGCTTCCTCGGGCGTCAGGACGCCGAGGGGAACCAGCTTCTGCACAAGGTCGCCTAGGTCGGTCGCGTTGCCCCGCAGGAAACCGCTTGTATCGAACCGCACAGAATGCCCTCGAGGTGTGACGTCGGGCATTGATAGCCGGTGAGTGAGCATGTCCATGACCGGTCGCAGGCTCATATCGAGCAGCTGCCGGTACAGGTCGACTCGGCTGGCGTAGGTGAGGCTTGAGGAGGATACGCCGGCGCCGACCCACACGGGGTCGAGGTTTGCTAGCCGAGCGATTTGGATAGCGCTTTCGTTACGTGCCTCGACTAGGGCGAGATCTCGGGCGCTCCATCCCATGCCCTTGGCCTCGATCGCGCTGTTTAAGTAGGCCGTCGCCCTATTGCTGCGTGCTTCTTCCCAAGCGGCAAGCAGCGCGTCGACGGTTGCAGCTGGAAGGTCTGCTCCCGTGTTCTTTAGGACGACGGTCGGCATGGGGAACTCGCTGTAGTTCAGCGTGGCAGCCTCGAGGGCTGCGGCTGTGTTGATTGCAGCTGCTCCGGTCGTCAGCCAGCCGCCGAGCCCGTCTCCGTAGAACTTAATGACGTCTCGAGCTGGGACAGGGCTGCCGATGTAGTAGAACGGGTCAACGGGCGGGAACTGTGTGTTTTGGTTTGCTGTCGAGTGCGTCGTCAGGTCGCTGACGTCGTCGACGTCCATGACCTGCACCTCGCGAGGGAAACCGTCCCACGTACGGTCGACCACCAGCCAGTAGGCGCGGTCGTGCAGCAGCAGGTTTTCGACGGTGCGAGCGATCACCGATGTGTAGGGCAGGAAGCTCGACGGGGTCACGAGGACGGTCGCTGTCTCGATCGGCTCATTGCCTCGGTACGTCCGCAGGCCAAAGCCGCCGATTGTGTGTGAATACGTTTTCAGCGCGTCGACGAAGGCCGGGACCTGCAGGGCAGCCAGCCGGGATGTGCGGAAGGATGACCCGGCGCCTTGGATCATCTGCAGCAGCGCCGTGCCCGCGCCCTCGCGTACAAGCACAGATGGCCCGCCCTCCGTCGACCTTGTGGGGGACGGAGGGGCGGACCATCTTGGACGGGGAAACGCCACGGGGCCATATTACAGGTTTATAACAATTGTCAAGCCCTTCGGCGACTGTGAATTATTGCGGTCGGCCTTTGGCGCTTGGTCGCTTGTGCTGCCGCGAACATGACGGCTCGAGCTGCGTACGACGGGCCCTCACCCATCGCGCTCGACAACACCCATCCGGCGTCGCGCTTGCTGATCCTCGAGGACGAGAAATGTTCCCGCAGGATGAGCCCACCGTCGTGCAGGATTGAGCGCCTGTCGAACAGATCGAGCAGGGCCTGAGTGCCGGCGACTGCCTCACGCTGCCCCACCAGCTCATCAAACCGCTCGTGCAGCCTGTCGACATAGCCGGGAGTGACGATGACGAACAACTGCGGGTGTTCGGCTCGCAGCTCGGCAAGGCGCTCGTCGACCTGCTTAATCGTTCGCATCGTCGAGACACGTACGACAACGCGCTCATCCTCAAGGACACCGGCGACCGCGACGGCGTGCCCTTGCCCATCAAATGCCGACTCGACGGCGACAGTCCATGTCGTCGACTTGGGCAGCTCGATGTCGCTGGTCGTGTCCGCCCACTGTGAGTCCTTGAGCCAGCCGCCCGATTTGGTCACCCACTGGTTGCACCACTCACGCCTGAACGATGACTCCTCAATGGTCGAGTGTTGCCGGGCGACGAAGGCCTGCCGCTTGTCCGTCCACTCGGGCGACGCCCATGCCCAAGTGTCTGGGTCGTCGGGGTCGGCATCGGCAGGCGCCGACCACTCAAGCAGCAGCGTGCCGGCTGGTGCGTCGAGCTGCTCGATGGCTGCCGACCTGTACTGAATCATAAGATCACTCGAGCTGTCCCCTGCAGTCGACACCAGCCAGAGCTGGGGCTGCTCACGCTCCGACATGGTCGGCATCACGGCGTCGTCGATGACGTTGCGCTGAATCTTCCAAGCCTCATCAGCGAACACCATGGAGCATGAGTAGCCGACGCCGGCTGATTCGTTGGCCGCGTGAATTAGCCACCGGTCGCCACTTGGCAGGCTGATGCCGGCTGCCGTGTTTCCCCACCTGACCGTTCCCTTGCCGTACTTCTCAAGCGCCCACAAGCCTGCAGGCCTCAAGACTTCCATGGCGGTATCGCGCTTGTTTGCCATGTGCAGGATGGTCTGCGGTTCGCCGAACAGATCCGAGTGATGCAAGCGCCACATACAGATCCCACGGGACAGCCACGACTTGCCGCTTTGCCTCCCCACCGTAAGCACCACAACCGCCCACACCAGCCGCCCATCCTCATCATGCTCCAGCGCCCGATCGAGTGCGTGCCGTTGCCAGCCGCGCAATTCCATGCCGTAGACCTTCGCCAGCCACTCCGCAGCATCTCCACCGTGAGTCCCCCGCACCGTCGCAGGCGCCCTAGTTTCTAATCGGGGTCTCACCCATCCACCCGGGGCAAACTCGGGCCGCTCCGGCCCTCCCTTGGCCGATTTGGGCCCCTTGGGGGAATACAAGGCGGGGGACGTGGGGAGTGACTTCGGTCTGTCTAAAGAACGGGCTGGTGCCTTGGCGTGCAGTTTTTTGGCGAGATTTGATCCGTGTTTGCGATTGCAGTCGAGATGACTGATGCCGGCGCCGTCCATGCTGGGGAGTAGGTCGCCTGTCAGCGCTAGCGCTGGTTCGTGGTCGGCGCTTGCTCCCCACTTGCTGGTGCGAGGGAGGCTCATGTCGACTGGCATGTGACATCGGATGCATACGGGCTCACACGTTGCCATGACTTGGGCGACCCACTGGCGGTAGCCGGGTCCTCGACGGTTGTTAGCCATGCTGACCGGTAACGGTTCCATGGTGGTTAAGTACTAACGGTTTGGGTGACATGGGTGTCACCCCTTCCCTCTAAGAGGGGGTGACACTGGTGTCACCGGGGGGGTGACGTGGGTGTCACCCCCTATCCCGATGCGCTTGTGCCATATCCACAGGTTTGTCCCCACCTTGTGGAAACGTGTTCGCTCTATCCATCCATCTGCCTCGATCTCTCGTAAGCACCGTTGCACCTGTCGACCTGAGACACCGGAGCGCCTCGACAGGGTGGCGATTGATGGCCAGCACTGGCCGGTGTCGCTGTTGGCGTAGTCGGCTAGGGCGACGGCGACCATGCGCGTGCTCGGCGACCAGTGCGCGGGCGCGAAGTCGAGGACAAGTGCGATTGCTTGGATCACCTCATGGCCTTTCGTCTTAGTCGCTTACGTTCTGCGTAGATCGCTTCGCATGGTTTGCAGCGCCACCTCACGCCTTTGATCATGGCGTGGCCACGAATGCATATGCCGGGGATCGCTGACGCCGGAGGCCTTCCCGTTCTATAGAACGGGGGCGGCAAATACTCGTGCCGTATGCAGGCCTCGCAGGTGTCCATGAGTTCCATGAGTTCCTCGCACACTAGGCATCTCATGCTGTCCGCCATGGGTCGTCCTCGGGCATCGTGCTTGACCTCGAGGCTGCCGGGCTGGCTGACTTCAGCAGCGCGTCGATGATGACTGAGGCCTGCGCCTTCGTAAGTGCCTGCAGGCCTTCGATTGGCAGCTCGAACCCGAGTTGCTGCTGAGTGAAGTCAGCCAAGACGGCTTCGTTAATGTGCTGCTTCGTCATCGTGCCCTTCAGTAGGCCAATCTGTTTAGG